CGGACTTCAAGGACGGCGAAATCTACAAGCAGGGCAACGGCTACGCCCTGACCCGCAAGGGCCTCCTGAAGCTGATGCGGGCGGCGGGCATCCGCATCGTGGATTCTCGCTCCGAGCTTCCGTCCAAGTGCCTCAAGTGCGCGGAGGTCAATCGCGCCATCGGACGCCCGGTCAACTGCGGCTCCTGCAACAACAAGGACGTCAAGTACACCGTCACGATCAGCGCCCCGCAGCTCACCGGGCAGGACATTCTCTATAAGGCCAGCCGCGAGATGAACATCGAGGAAGAAACGGCAGGCATGACGACCGCGCAGAAGGCGCAGTTCATGAAATTCCGCGCCGAGCACTGCGAGAGCAAGGCACTCAACCGTGCCATCCGGGCGGCGCTGATGATCAAGCCAACCTACACGCTGGAAGAGCTCAAGAAGCCCTTCGTCGTGGCCTACCTCGTGCCGAACCTCAATAACCCGGATGTCAAGGCGCGGGCCATTGACGGCTTCTTCGCCGGTGCGCAGGCGCTCTACGGCCACGACACCGCGAACATCAGTCAGGCGCGCGTGATCGACGTCAGCGGCGACGACGATGACGTCCCGCCGATGGTTCCTGACGAGATCGGTGACCCGCAGGACGGCGCGCCCACAGACTATTCCGGCGAGGAACCCGACTTTATGCAGGACGACCCGGCTCCTGCGCAGCCGAGCAGCAGCCCGTGCTGCGATGAATGCAGCGCTGAAATCAGCGAGAAGGTCTACAACTACAGCATAGACAAGTTTGGAAGGCCGCTCTGCTACTCCTGCCAGCAGGCGGCACGGAAGCAGAAGTAATCACAAAGGAGGAACTTCACCATGAAGATTTTGCATCTCGCAGATACCCACATCGGCCCCTTTCCGGGGCCGGTCGTGGGCGGCAAGAACGTCCGTGCGGACGATACACTGCGCTGCTTCGACGAGCTGATCGAGAAGGCGACGACGCTGCAGCCCGACCTCATCATCCATGCCGGTGACCTGTTCCACGCGGCGAAAACGTGGAGCGAGCGCGGTATCAGCGAAGTGGACGACGCCATCCAGCGCATCACCGAGCTTGCGGACATCGCGCCCGTTGTCATCGTGCGCGGCACGCCGAATCACGATGGCGACGCCCACTACCAGATGCTCAAGACGCACTTTGACAGTGCTGTACTCAGCGGGAACGTGACCATCATCACCGAACCGGGGCGCTATGGAATCGTGTGCAATCATCGAACCGCCATCAACCTGTGCGCGCTTCCGGGCTTCGACAAGGGCTACTGGCGCAGCAAGAATCCCGGCCTTGACCGCGAGCAGGAGACGCAGGCTTTCTCTGACGCGCTTGAGAAGATGATCGTCGGCATGAAGGCACAGTGCGAGGCGGGCTATCCGTCCGTGCTCGTCGGCCACTACACCGTGGAGGGTGCGAACACCGAGAGCGGCCAGACGATGATGTTCAGCCAGTTCGAGCCGATCATCACCCACCGTACCCTGACGACCGCCGGGTATGACCTGTGCTGCTTCGGGCACATCCACAAGCCGCAGGCGCTTGGCGCGAACGCCTTCTACAGCGGGAGCATCAACCGCCTGAACTTCAACGACGAGGGCGACCGGCGCGGCTTCTACATGCACACACTGGAAGGTAACAAGCTCGTCAACAGCGAGTTCATCGAGATAGAAAGCCCGCGCAAGTTCAAGACCGTGCGGCTGGACGACGCCGCCATCCATGACTTCAACCTGACCGGCATGCTGCCGCATCAGGACGTAGAGGACGCCATCGTGCGCGTGATCTACGACTGCACCGACGAGAACCAGAAGGCTCTCAACCGCCCACAGCTCGAACGGGCGATCATGGACATGGGCGCGTTCTGGGTGCAGGAAATCACCCCGCGCAACATCACGGTCACTGTGAACCGCAAGGAATTGTCCACGGAGAATGACCCGGTTCAGAACTTGCGCGAGTACCTCGCCGTAAGCGCGACCGCGCTCAGTGACGACGACATCGCCGAGCTGATGGACATGGGCGGCAAGATCATCGACCGCGTGCTTGCGGAAGGCCATACCGACAAGGCCAGCGGCCTTTTCGTGCCGGTTGAGATCAGCGTCACGAACTACCGCAACTACCGCGAGGAAACCTTCTCGTTCGACGACGTTCACTTTGCCACCATCAACGGCCAGAACGGCGTCGGCAAGTCCAGCCTGTTCATGGACGCTGTGTATGACGCCCTGTACGAGGAACCCCGCGAGGGCGACCTGACCGGGTGGATTTGCAACGACCCGGATGTGCGCTCCGGCTCCATCACCTTTGTGTTCCGCGTCGGCGACAAGCTGTGGCGCGTGGCGCGCACACGCGTCAAGAGCGGCAAGGCGACACTCAATCTTTCTGAGAAGGTAGACGGCGAGTGGGTTGATCGCTCCTGTGAGAAAATGCGCGACACCCAGAGCGCCATCGAGCGCGTGATCGGCATTGACGGGCAGACCCTCCGGGCCTGCGCGCTGATCATGCAAGATCAATACGGCCTATTCCTGCAGGCAGGCAAGGAAGAACGGATGCAGATTCTCTCCGACATCCTCGGCCTTTCCATCTATGACCAGATGGCCGATGAGGCTGCAGAGAAGGCCACGGAAGGCAACAGGTCGGTGCGGGCACTGCAGGCCCGGAAGGACGAGCTCACCCAGCAGTGCGGCGACGTGGACGCCCTCAACACCCGGTTTGCCGCCCTTGCCGCTGCCATCGCAGGCCATGACGCCCGGCTGGAAGCCCTCGACGCTGAACTGAATGCGCTGAACGCCGACCTCGGCAAGCTGCGCACGTCAGCGGAAGTCTACGCCATGTACCGCCGTCAGATCGACGAGCTGCGCGATGACATCACCCGACTGCAGGCCCAGAAGCGCAGCGCGGAAGCTGACCGCGACAGGTACGCGGCCATGCTGGCAGACCAGAGCGACATCGCCGCCGGTGCGGAGAAGTACCGCAAGGCCGTGACAGAGCGGGACGCCCTGCAGGACAAGGTGAATACCTTCACCGTCATGCAGGAGAAGCGAGCCAGTATCGAGGCTGCAATCAGAAGCGCCGAGGACAACCGGCGGCAGAATGACACGCGAATCCATGAGCTTGACGCACGCATTTATACCGTGAAGGAAGCGGTCGGTCGCCGGGAGCAGTACGAACGCGAGAAGCAGGAACACGATCAGATCACTGCGGCGATTGCGGCGGCAGAGAAAGTCAACACCCAGTGGAACGCCGCAAACAGCGCCGTCGCGGACGCATCCCTCAAGCTCACGAGCTACCGCGCCACCGCCCGCGCAGACTTCCGCGAACGCGCTGCTGAGATTGAAGGTGCACGGAAGCGCGTCGCCATGCTGCAGGAAAGCAACTGCCCGATAGTTGCAACAGCCACCTGCCGGTTCCTCGCTGACGCCATTGCCGCCCGCGACAGCCTGCCGGAGCTGGAAAAGAACCACGCAGAGGCAACGGAAGCAGCGCGCGTTGAGATCGAACGCCTTGACGCCGCCGTGAAGGCCGCTGAGGCAGCACGTGACGCGCTGCAGAAGGTAGACGATGCAATGCTCGTCCAGATGCGCGCGCGCCAGCGTGAGCTTGCCTCGGCCTCTGTCATGCTCGCCCAGATCGAAGGGTATGTCGCCGAGCTCGACGCGCTTGAAACGCGCAGAGACGAAGCCGATAAACGCGACAGCATCCTTGTCCTCGAGATCGAAACCCGCAGGAGCGAACTGGCACGTGTCGATGCCGACATCGCCGGGTACAGCGAGACCTATGACGCCTACTGCGCAGCCATCAACACCATCCAGCTTTTTAAGCCCTGCGTGGAGAAGGAGCAGCAGCTTATTGGCGCGAAAGACCGCATGGACGCCGCGCAGGAGCGCGTTGACGAGTGCCAGAGGAAGATCGACCAGACCAATGAGCATATCGCAGACCGCGAGAAGCTGCTGGAAGGCGAAACTGACACGGCACAGAAGATTCACGAGCTGAACGTTGCCATCATGGCCAAGAGCAGCGAGATCAGCACCGTCAAGGGCGACCGTGACCGCGCCGTTGGCAGCAAGGCGGCGGTGGAAGGCGAGATCAGGCGTGCCAATGCCCTGATGGAGCAGATCGGCATGATTGCCGCCCAGATCGACGATGCGGCTCGCATGGCGGCATTCTATGAGATTCTCAAGCAGGCGTTCGGCCCGAATGGAATCCCGCACAACGTGACCCGCAGCATCATCCCCGTGTTTGAAGCAACGGCGAGCACTATTCTCGGCCAGATGTCGCAGGGCCGCATGAGCGTGGAGCTGGTGACCGAGAAGGTGCTCAAGAGCAACAACAAGAAGGAAGTCACCACGCTGGACGTCATCATCAACGACGCCGACACCGGGCGCTTGCCGTACCTCTCCCGCTCCGGCGGTGAAAGGGTCAAGGCTGCGCTGAGCGTCATCCTCGCGCTGTCTGAGGTGATGAAGAACAAGCTCGGAGTGCAGCTTGGGTTCCTTGAGATCGACGAAGCACCGTTCCTCGACCAGACGGGCATACAAGCCTACTGCGACGCCCTTGAGACCATCCAGCGGCGCTACCCGGACATGAAGGTGCTGGCGATCACCCACGACGAGAGCTTCAAGGCCCGGTTCCCGCAGTCCATCACGGTGACAAAGGACGAGAACGGCAGCCACGCCACCATGGAGTAATCAAAAAAGTTTCTGTTGGTTGCATTATATGTATTGACAATGACACTGTTAGCGGCTATAATATTCCACAAAAGGCCGCTATTAGCGACTTTAGCCCGAATCATAATGACGCCGACGAGAGAAGGTGACAGAGGATGGCCCGCCCGGCAAAACGCGGAATCGACTATGCTGGATGGGACGTGGGATTGTTCGATAACGACGAGAAGATCATCCGGCTCCTTGCCGCACAAGGCTGGCTCGGATTCTCGGTGTTCTTCTACATCTGTCAGAAGGCGTATGCGACAGAAGGGTACTTCTACCAATGGAGCGATGCCAGCTCGGACATCATTGCATACAAGATGGGCGGTGGCATTCGATCTGAGACCGTTGAGCAGACGGTCAAGACATGCTTACGATTGGGGCTGTTTGACGACAGGCTATTCGCGGAGGGTGTTGTTACGGGTAGATGCATCCAAAGGCGGTATGCGGAGGCGATCAAGAAGCGAGACGACCGCACCGTCAGAAGGGATTACTGGCTTTTCGATGAAGGCGAAAAGGAATCGAAAGGCTTGACATTTATTACGCCCAAAGACGATTCCCGGCCCGGAAACCCCGGTTTCCGGGGAGAAAACCCCGATTTCCTCCCCGGTAATGCCACAAAGGAAAGTAAACCAAAAGAAATAAAGATAGATGAAGAGGAGGAAGCGCGTGCGCGCGAGGACGAGGCATACCTCAACTCCGACTGGGTGAAGTTCCTCAAACTGTACGAGCAGAATATCGGCATGATGCCGACCGGGTATGCGTTGGAAGAATTGCAGTCTTTCTTCGAGGACTTCGGTGTCGATGTGCTTGCGGTTGCGATCAGGGCCACGGCGAAGGCTCACGCATACAACCCGAAGAAGTACCTTGACAAGATTCTGCGCGGATGGCTCGGGTCTGGCGTCAGGACGGTCGATCAGGCTGAGGCCAGTATCCGAGAGCACGAGCGCGCCATGCAGGCGCAGAGCGCGCCGAGACGAGGACGCCAGCAGCCACCGCAGGCGCAGCCGACAGGGCCGCAGCTCAAGCCGGGCGTCAATCCGTTTGATTGAGAGGTGGGAACATGGATGAGACCAAACAGATACCCAGCGAGCCGTCACTCGTTACGGGCGCTGACGGGATGGCGAGGATATTTCTGAGCATCGCTCGCCAGGCAGAGGCAAGCAACCACAAGCCGGATGATTATCTGGACGAGAGCGACGGCTTCTACCATTGCGCGAAGTGCAATGGCAAGAAGCAGCGCATGTTGGACACAAAGCAGCCGGGTTTGGGCGTGATGAAGGTTTGGTGCACCTGCCATTGCGAGAGCGAGCGCATCCGCAAAGAGAAAGAGGCCAGACAGGAGGCTGAGGAACGCGCGAAGCGCGACGAGGCGCGACGGGAACTGGCCGTGAAGCTCAGACATGAGTACATGAAGGACGAGATGCTGTTGAGTGCATCCTTCGGCACATACTTCGAGAAGGTGTTCACCGGCGAGTTCGACACACCGGCATCACGACGCATCTACAAGATCGCAACACGCTACGTCCAGATGTTCGACCAGTTCCTCGCGGAAAACAAGGGCCTGATGTTCTTCGGCCCGACCGGCACCGGCAAAACCTACACGGCGGCATGCATCGCCAATGCGCTCTATGACAAGGGAATCCCGGTGGTGATGACGTCGCTGCCGAAGCTCACGGACAGCATCAAGTTTGATGACGACAAGAAAAGCGCGCAGGCCATCATCGACCGTTTTAACCGCGCCGACCTTCTGATCATCGACGACCTCGGCATTGAGCGCCTATCATCCTTCGCACAGGAAAAAGCCTATGAGTTCATCAACGGCAGGTACGAGGCGAAGAAGCCTCTGTTGATCACCACAAACCTGACGATTGACGAGTTGACCAAGACGCCCAGCCTTGAGCTGCGGCGCGTCTACGAGAGAATTACGGAGTTCTGCCACGCGGTGGAGTTTACCGGGCCGAGCATCAGACGGCAGAGGTCGCGGGAACTGTTCGCCTCCATGACGGCACTTCTGGAAGGAGATTGACAATGGACATCATTGGACGCTTGGCAAAAAGACACGCCTACTACACGCTCAAATCCGCGATGCACGGCATGACGCTGAACACCATCGGCAGGCTCTACGATGTGGAGCGCCAGAAGGACGAGGACAACCGAAGCTATGAGCGGCGCATCTTGAAGGTCGCCAGGAGGCGCGCGCCCGACTTCAAAAAGGCGACGACGGAGGTGAAAGCATGATCTGGGGAGACAAGAGGCTGCAGAACCTGATCGACATCGGCATGATCACCGGGACGTATGATGGCAGCGTGAATCCGGCCAGCATCAACCTGCGGTTGGGGCACACGTTCCTCAAGCCGAAGGCAGGCCAGATCATCCGGCTCGGCGAGGAGATGGAGTATCGCCGCTATGAGCGCAAGGACGGCCAGACCATCGCTCTCAAGGCGGGCGGCTTCATGCTGGCGACGACGATTGAAGCCATAGACCTCCCGATCAAGGCGGCGGCGTTCGTTCAAGGCCGCAGCTCCATCGGGCGGGCGGGATTGACGGTTCAGAACGCAGGATTCGTCGACCCCGGATTCAGGGGACACATCACGCTTGAACTCAAGAATGACAGCCCTTGCACAATTCTCCTGTTTCCGGGCTACCCGGTCACCCAGCTCGTCTACATGGACGCCGTGGACGTGTCCCGGCCCTACATGGGGAAGTACAACGGTCAGGTGGAGGCTACCGGCAGCAGGATGCAGTTGGACTACCTCAATCCGGAGAATGTGTTTATGAAGGAGGTGCGATGATGGGACAGACCACAAAGATAGACTGGTGCGACGCTTCGTGGAATCCGCTGACCGGCTGCGATCACGGCTGCGCCTACTGCTATGCGCGCGGCATGGCGCGCCGGTTCAAGGGCTTCCTGCCCGATCACAAGCCGGGCACATGGCATGAGGAGAACGGCCTGTACGTGCTCGACGAGATTCAGTACCGCGAGCAGAAGAACGGCCAGATCGTGCCGACGCCCTACCCATTCGGCTTCGCGCCGACCTTCCATCGCTACCGGCTGGACATTCCGCAGACGTGGAAGAATCCGAAGACAATCTTCGTAGGGTCAATGGCCGACCTTTTCGGGAAGTGGGTGCCGGACGAGTGGATTCAGGAAGTGTTCGCAGCTTGCGCAAAGGCTCCGCAGCATAGATACCTGTTCCTCACGAAAAACCCGAACCGCTACAACAAGCTGGCGGCAAAGGGGATGCTGCCGCAGGAGCACTGGTACGGGTACACGGCCACCAGCCAGAAGATGCTCTGGACGTTCCACCACGCCGACGAGTGCCTTGTGAAAAACCTGTTCGTGTCCATCGAGCCGATGCTCGCGCCGATGCAGCCTGGATTCTCCACCCACGTGCCTGCGGATTGGGTGATCGTCGGCGCTGAGACGGGCCGCCGGAGGAACAAGGTTCAGCCGAAGAAGGAATGGATTGACGCCATCCTGATGGAGTGCGAGTACAGCGGCAGGCCGATCTTTATGAAAGAGAGCATCAGAGAACTCATGGGAGACGAGTTCAAACAGGAGTTCCCGTGGGAGGTGACAGGCATTGCCGACGACTGACGGGACGAGATACCCGAGAATCTACGCGGTCGACTTCGACGGGACGCTCTGCGAGCGCGCGTGGCCGGACATCGGAGCACCGAAATGGCGTGTTATCGATCTTGTTAAGATGCTGCACCGACAAGGAGACAAGATCATTCTATGGACAAACCGTTCCGGCGAAAGTCTGGAAGCTGCGCTTGGATGGTGCAGGGAGCACGGGCTTAAGTTCGATGCCGTGAATGCAAACCTCCCAGAAGAAATCGAACGATGGAGCTCTGACCCACGAAAGATCGGTGCCGATGCCTATATCGACGACAAGGCTGTAAATTCTCAGGACATCGAGTATAGGCGCGGCGGCGATGCTGAGTGGATGGAGGACGGAGAAGGGATTTACTACTGCAGCACATGCGGAATGCCATGCGGGTGGTCGCACCCATCTCTGAGAATTCAGCACCGAGATCGCTGGTGTTCGTCGTGCGGAGCGAGGATGAAGAACCCGGACGAATCCAACCGAACGCCACGTGAAGCGGTACGCGCCAACTGGATAAGAAAAGAACCGAAGGCACACCGATACTTCTGCGAGGTGTGCGGAGTAAAGCAGAGTTACCCGAGCGTATGGTGTCCACAGTGTGGAACCCACATGGACAAGGACGCTTGGGAAAAGCGTTGGGGCGTTGTCGAGGCTTGGAAGAAAGAGCCGGAGACCGTGTGGCTGATACCGGCAGAAAGGAACGGAAGCAATGAACGCGATCAAGTTTAGAGGGAAGAACAAACAGCGCGGATGGGTGTATGGCAGCCTGGTGGAATCCAAGCACTCATACCGTCAATCGCTTCGCCCCCATAGGTACTGGATTATTGACCGTGCCATGTCGAACGGCGGATGGTTCACCGCCTGCAGGAGCTTCCCGGTTGATGAAAGTACGGTCGGACAATGCACTCTCGCACAGGACGAGGTTGGAATGGACATCTATGAGGGTGATGTCCTCGAACATCGCGGCGAGCGGTATGTGGTGAGATACCTCGACAAATACGCTCGGTTCGCCCTCACCAAACCCGGCGTTGTGTTTGCGGGCGTCGCGTTCTGCTGTTGCAGAGTAATCGGCAACATCCACGACAATCCCGAGCTGATGGGAGGAGAATAACTCATGACACGGAGGGAACAGATACGTCGCCAGCGACGGCGAGAGGACGCAGCGGTTACCGCACTGATCTGGGCGTTGATATTCGGAATCGTAGGGGTGACTGGCGCGATGTGGTATGTCGTAATCACCTTTATGAACAAGATTGATGTGCTGGCCTACTGCTTCACCGGCACCATGTGACAATGTAAACAAGAACCATATCAGGAGGTTACATATGACAGAGCATGTGAATCACCCGAATCACTACAACGTGGGCGGCATTGAGGTGATCGACGCCATAGAAGCGTGGGGCTTTGGAGAAGGCTTCAATCGCGGAGACGCGATCAAATACATTGCCCGTGCGGGCCGCAAGAACCCGGAAACGGAAGTAGAAGACCTGCAAAAGGCAAAGTGGTACATCGAGCGCGAGCTTCATCGCATGAAGAACGAAGACGATGACACGCCGGAAGAAACCGACGTCATGGCAAGAATAGCCGGTTACCTTGAGACCTACGCAAAGGAGGCGGCAATCAACGACGGCACAACCTGTGTTTGCCTCACTGAAGTCGTGCGCGACGCGGCAGCCGCACTCGGGGCCTGCCGCCAGATTGCACGGGAGCGCGATGTTGCCATCGAACAGCTTCACAGTATCGGGAAGGAGCTGGGCGAGCAGATGGACGACGTGAAGGCGCTGCTCGGACAGTTCGACAGCGCATGTGGCCATGATTACTGCGATATTCCCGTGAAAGACTGAGGAGGCGAACGTCGTGGCTGACGTGAACGAGGTCATCGAATGGTTGGGCTGCCTTGTAACCAAGCAACACAAGTGCAAAGGATGTCCATACAATCCGCGCCCCGGCATGACCTGGCCCTATGGTTGCATCAAGGGACAAGCCGACATCGTGGAAGAGGCGCGGACATTACTGGAAAAGCTCGGAGGATTCAAGACATATTTCGACCACCTGTACGGACAAGGCCTTGAAATAGCAAACTGGCACATGAACGGAGACACAGAGCCGTTCGACAACTTTTATGAAGCGGCGTCAGAGGAGCGCATCCAGCCACATGGACACAGGAAAGGAGAGCAAGCAAAATGAGTGAATTTCTGGAATTCCTGGACAAACTCGTGGAGCGCTTTCCGTTGCACGTGGAGATTTACTACTCGAAGATCATGGACTGGTGCATCCGCGTCACGAAGGTCGGCTGCGCCTCTGGCTACCCTGGCAGCCCTCGCGATGGCGATGACGCCATCCTGTGCAACGTTCAGGATTGCGATATGAATCTTGCGTTTGCGAAGGCGCAGGTCGAAGTCAAGGAGTGGCTGTCCAAATTCAATGGTGGGTATTAGGAGGAATCATGTCAGATCGAATCAGAACCATCAACAGTCTGCGGGCATTGCTTGGCCGGGCTGTGGAATCCGATAACTATGTCGTCATTCTCCGGGAATGCGACAGGGCAGCCATTGAGGACGCCGTTTCACTCCTGACTTCTGGCACATGGGTTCTCACGCTTGAAGAAGCGCTGAACGCCAAAGTGCCAGTGTATGTTCAATTACGCGGAGACCTATTAACAATGCAGGCCTTCCTCGAAGATAAAGGCGAAGTGATACGTGCAAATTCAAGGCAATGGTGGGGGTGCGATTGTCCTCGCGACAGCTACATGACGCAATGGCGATGCTGGAACACAAGGCCCACAGATCAACAGCTATACGAAGAACCCTGGAAGGAGATGAACGAGAGTGGCAATCAAGCCGATTGAATGTCTGCCGGGCAGCCAACAGGACGCCTTCAATGACGCAAAGCAGCAGATTGTTTCCGATATCATGCAGATCATCCAAGAGAATATTCCGCTGTGCGAAATCACGATAAAGAACTACTCGGAGAACTACTATCGCAGCGCCATCAGCCACGCGATTCGCAGCGCCTGCGCTCGTCACAACCAGATGGTGACCGATGCCGCTAACAGGGCATGGCCGGAAGACTTTGAAGTGGTTCGCCGAAAGGGTGAAGACGGAAAGAGGCACTGGTATATCAAGTTCAGGCGGCTTGTGCGGGGGTCTGAAAATGGAGAACACTAAGTATACCGTGAAGCTCGACGGGGATGTCGTAGCCGAGCATATCGAATTTGAGATCGCCATCATTCTGGTCGAAGGTATTTTCCAAAAGTACCATCAGCAGGCGGCTTGCAGCACGATGGAGGTCACAATCGCGTCCGAGGCCGTGCCCTGTCTGGATTCCTATAAGTTGTTATGAGGAGCGAGCAATCCAAACAGCACCAGCGGCAATTCAAGAAAAAAGAGTACTGGTGGTATCGAAGACACGGAATCTGCGTGTACTGTCATCAAAAGGATGCGGTTCCGGGAATGCAGGCCTGTGCAGATTGCTTCTATAAGCGCCAGATGCGGAGGATAGCAAAGAGCAGCGATGAAGAACGCGCCAAGCAGGCGGAACAGCGGCGTCAATGGCGGGCAAAGCACAAGGCAGAAGGGTTATGCAGCGAGTGCAATCAGCCCGTCATAGACGGCTTCTCGCGCTGCAAAAAGCACGCGATGCTCCACAGGATATATGACAGGCAATTGTCGGTTCACATCATCCCGGATTTGACCAAGTGCAGCCTCGTTGCCTGCAACGAGCCAGCCGTGCCGGGGAAGCGATTCTGCGAGAAGCACTACAAGAAAAAGTGCGCCGTCATCATATGGAACCAGCCAAAGAGCAACGCCAATCACATCTGGCGGAAGCTCGACCACGCCGTTTATGAAGGGAGGCGAAAGAGAAATCATGCCGGAGGAAGTGCTGATCAAGTCAAAGGAGCGGGTTCATAAGTTCGCCGAGGTATTCACCCCATCTCGCGTGGTGCGCGATATGTGCGACATGCTTGAGCGGGAATCGCCCGGCGCGTTCGACCCGGAGCGCACATTCTTAGAGCCGACGTGCGGCGAGGGCGCGTTCGTGCTGGAAATCCTTCGCAGGAAGTTTGCGAAGTGCAAGACGCCGCATGACTACAGAACGGCGCTCAAATCGGTCTACGCAATGGAGATTCAGGCTGACAACGTGCAGATCGCCATAGAGGCCGTAAAGGCGCTTTGCTCTGAACATTTCAGGCTAAACAAGGATGACATTCAGACCATCAACGACCACATCATCATGTGCGACAGCCTCAAGGTGATGCGGCTGCTGGCGGAGATGGAACTGATAAAGGATGCGCAGATCACCGTGCTTGAGCGTCGGAGCACAGATAAGCAGAGAATGGAGGCGAAATAGAGTGCTGTATGTCTTATGGGCGATAGTGTTACTGGTTTCACTGGCCGGTAGGTTCATGCTCGACTACAGAGAGAAGCGATCGCGCAAGAAATTCGACGAGGAAGCTGAAAGGCTGATGTTCGTTGCCATACGCGCCTGCGATTGTACCGGGAGCATCGCAATCCCGAAGTATGGCAGCCCGAGGGCGTGGAACGCAGAGACCGGCAAGGAGGAACTCATATATACAGAGGTGGATGACGATGGACGCACCAGAACGATCTTTGTCTCAAGGGACGGAGAAGATGTTCGGGCGTTTCCGTGGAGAGAGGCGAACGATGGAACGGAGGAGACATTATGATAGAGAACAATCATGATCATCAGAGAACCGCAAATGCAATCGTCATTTTCTCTGATAACGACGGGACATTCAAGTACTTTTCCGGCTGGTTGAAGAACCGGGACAGCCTGCCGGAGCAGCTTCGGAAAGAGCTCCTGGCGGATGGAATCGCCGACGGCGAATCTGTTCCCATGTTCAGTGATTCCCCGGATGCCGCGCTGCGCTTCGCTGACGATGGCATGGCAAAGCATACGGCGGAGAAGATCGCGATGACGAGCCCGGCGATGGCTGCCAACATTCACGCGACGACAGAGAATCTTCCATACAGCCCAGCCGGGCGCAGGATGATGGCTCTCCTATACGCACACCAGCCGGTGAGCCAGGAAGCGGAGGACGCGCCGGACGACGCCGAGGAACCGATGGATTTGAGCATGGAGGAATGATGCGATGAAAGAGACGTGGCCCGACGAGATCATCCATTTTATCAAGCAATTCAGCGCGGCCAAAGAGACATTCCTACACGGGTGCTGCTACTGGTTCGCGTGGATCCTGTATTGGCGATTCCGCGAAGCCGCTGCAAAAGCAGCGTGGGTTGCAAACATATTATATGAACCCGTACAGGGACACTTCATATTTGGCATATGTGATACGAAACTGCTCGATGGCAAAACAGACGACAACTTCATGTATTTTGACGTGCGTGGAGACGTAACAGATATGTATAAGGGCAAGGAACTATACACCATCCGTAAGATGATGGATGAGATGCCGGATTATTACAGGCGGCTCATGCGCGATTGCAGGGATTTCCTGCCTCCAGTTGACATGGAGGCGGGCAATGAATAGGTTCGGATGGCCGCAGGTTGCCATGATCGCCGTCATAGCGATCAACCTGTTTGATGAACTCGAAAGACACGGAGAGCCGAAGACCGGCTTCCACGATTTCTGGACAATGCTGATCGGCGCGTTCATCGAAGTCATTATACTCAAAGCGGGCGGATTTTTCTGACAGGAGGGTCAAGGACATGTCTATCACTGGAAAACTGGTAATCCTGGCAATCATGTTGTTTTGCCACATCGCCGACGACTACTACCTGCAAGGCATTTTGAGCCAGTTGAAGCAACGCGAATGGTGGGACAAGCACGCGCCATACGCGCTGTACAGGAACGATTACAGAATGGCGCTCTTTGAACACGCCTTCAGTTGGTCGTTCGTGACAACGGTGCCGCTTCTGGTGGCCGCCATGTGTACGGCAAATGGCCCGCTGGCCCGCGCTATCCTCGGCTCGTACATCGTCAACACGGTTGTCCACGCGATCATCGACGACTTGAAGGCGAACCAGCTAAAGATCAGCCTTGTCCTTGACCAGACGGTTCACTTCGCCCAGATCGCCGCCACATGGGGCGTGGCAATCCTGATGATGTGAAAGGAGTAAATTTCGCAATGAAGAAAAGCCGGGAAATGCTTGCGTATGTCATACTGAGCGGCCTCGCGGAAGTGTGCGCTGTCCTCGTATTCGGTGCTCTCGCCTATCACTTCAAGCACTGGTGGATAGCGCTGTTCTCGATTCTATACACCGTCACCTATAAAGAGAAAACGACAGCAACAAAGCAAGAAGACAAGGAGGACACCGAGCATGAATGACAGACCACCGCTCGGCGTAAAGCCGAGGCCCATTCACGATCAGAGCAGGATGTCCGATCTATTCAATGCCGTCCTCCGCTACATGACGTTCGGGCAGAAGATTCCGACCGAATGGATAGAGGAGATCGACGATTTGCTGGTACGTTACGAAAGAGAACAACCGCAGGATATTCGCTCTGGCGAATTCGACATCGAAGGAGGACAACATGGCAGCGAATGATTGTGTTTTTTCCATTCAACAGAAAGCGCCTCACCTGCGTCCGTGCACGGTAAACGGCGAAAAGGCGCTGTTTCACCGCTGGACGGACTACGCGGCGGTTCTGGAACCGAGCCCGATGCGCGGCGGCCATCCGGGCGGACAGATGCGGCAAACCTACGCCATCGTCGAGATGGAGGACGGCCAGGTCAAAGAAGTCCTGCCTTCCAAGGTCGTGTTCAGTGACACGAGAGATCACGTCGTGGCTGTGGTTTCAAATCTGGATGACGTCATCAAGGCCGGAGGTTTCCGCAATGAGACCGATTGACGCGGATGTGTTGAGAGAAGCGGCGGAGACGTGCATCGAGACGACTGACGCATTTCAGGCGCTGATCGACCGGCAGCCGACATTGAGGGCTGCCGAGGGTACCACCAGATTGATGCGCAAATATTCAAGGCCGAATGTGTACGCAGACTTGTGGCTTCACTGTGAGGCCTGCAGCGGAAGGGTGGACAAAAACCGGCGATATAATTTCTGCCCGGACTGTGGAGCGATGGTAATAGAGCAGGAAGGATGCGAATGATGGCAAACACACAGAATGACAATATATTCGGAGAGCGCCTCGCTGAATGCCTGGAGAAAAGAGGCGTGAAGCAGCGCACATTTGCAAAAGCCGTCGGGGTTACGGAAGTCAGCATGAGCCGATACATCAATGGAATGCGCAAGCCGAACACAAAAGTATTGACGAGGATTGCAAACGAGCTTCACGTGACATCAGACATGCTTCTTGGAAAGGACACGGCGAACGACCCTGAAACGGCTTTTAACCTCACAGCTTTGCTTGCGAATGATTATGCCAGCCGGTGGACACGCGAGCAAAGGCTTGAATTGATGAATATCATCTTTGGAAAGGACGAGGCGCGATGACGAATTCGAAGAAGCCTGATCTCATAGAACGCGAGGCTGTAACCATGCTGATCGAAGCGTTGATTGTGGCAGCCAAGGGTTCCGATCTGCCACCGGATATGCCGTTGCGTGCACTCGGCCTCAAGGTATGCGGGCTGCCGTCTGCCGGGCCGAAGGACGCCAAGTGGGAGAAGGTGAAAGAGCCGGATATGCAATTCCCCTACTGGCGCTGTTCGGCATGTAAGACGTGCTGTTACGCCGCGCCGAATGGTCTTGAGAAGGTTCATTATTGCCCGCTGTGCGGGGCGCACACAGGAGGGATAGTTGATGAAGGTTGAGAACAAGATTTTGCTGATTCCCAGCGATGAGGCTGACGATCTCGGCGCGATTCTGAATTGCGCCATCCGCTATTGCATCGGGCGGACGAGCTACATGCCGCGCCTCGTGATGGACTACATCCGCAAGCACCCGGAGTTGCTGAACCCGAAGACTGTCGGCACGATGATACGGGACATCAGGCAGGCGAGAGATGAACCGCAGACCGAGATCGAGAAGAAGTACAATCACACGGCGCTCGGCGTATATTACCAGCGGGATTACTGGCTGGACTTCCTGAAATGGCTCGAGGAACAGGAGGCGAAGATGAATGAGCAGTGAGAACATCAGAAACGTCAAGATCACCGATACCCGGCTTACGATGCGTGAAAATGGGTGCCTGGCGTTTCATATCTATTTCGAGGGCCAATGTTCCGGCGGCTTCGGCGGCTACGTCTTGGGGCACGGTTACCTCGGAGCAGACCATTTCGACGCCGACGGAAGCGGGCTGGTGGCGATGATGAAGATCATGGACGTGGTGGGCGTCGAGGATTGGGAAGCGCTGCCCGGCAAGTATCTCCGAATTGTTGACCCCGGCCTCGGCGGCGTCACAACCAAGATTGGCAACATCATCAAGGACAAGTGGTTCGACATCGATGCCTTTTTCAAGTATGAGCAGGCGAAGAAGGGAGCGCTGGTCAATGAAGACAGTGCTGACTAATATTGCATGGGCCTGCGTATGCCTGTTTATTGGAATGTGTACAGGCCGCCTGGCGTTCTTTCTGATAAGGCAAGGCAGCGTCTGG